ATTCACATCTTTACCGCAAAGTATATTTCTGAATATCTACAGAAGCAACAAATTAAGAAACAGTTCGGAACCTATCTGTCACCAGATCTTGTTGCTCAGTTACAGAGACAACCAGAACTTCTGGCGCTTGGTGGCGACTCCCGAGAACTATCAATTATGTTTACAGACGTTCGTGGATTCACTACAATCAGTGAACACTACGGCGAAGATGTTCAAGGTCTTACTAAGATTATGAACCGCTACATGACAGTGATGACAAGAGCAATCCTCGAGAACAAGGGGACACTAGACAAGTATATCGGCGATGCTCAAATGGCATTCTGGAATGCACCATTAGATAATAATAAACATGCCGTAGACGCAGTAAGAACTGCTTTTCAGATGTTAAAAGATTTGGAGACTTTCAATGAAGATATTAAAGAAGAAGGCATTCCAGCTTTCGGTATGGGTCTTGGTATTAACACTGCCACTGTGGTTGTTGGTAATATGGGCAGCGATCAGCGTTTCGATTATACTTGTTTGGGCGATGGCGTTAATCTGGCTGCTCGTCTCGAAGGTCAATCCAAACCTTATGGCGTCAAACTCGTCCTCGGACCACAAACTGCCGAATTGGTTGGGGATGTATACCAAGTAGTAGAACTTGACTTGATTGCAGTTAAAGGTAAGACAGAACCTGCTAGAATATATACGGCATTCCCGTTCTTTGATGCAGCAGGACATTTACAACATGATAAGTTCTTACAACTGTATCGTGAAGGTAAATGGGAAACTGCTAAAAAGTTTGCCAGCGACTTAAAGAAGTGCTGGCAAGGGGAGTTGGTAAATTACTATGACATGATGCTCGAGCGCATGGAGGGTGAACCTCCTGCTAACTTCGACGGAATATATCGTGCAACGTCCAAGTAAGTAGGAATGTATTTGGATTCTTAAAATCAAAATACACAGTATCTTCTGTCGGTTCTTCCTTTAGTGAATAGAGTTCGCTCTCAACTCGACCGAAGTGTTGATCGAGTTCCTGATCGTGAATTGATGTAGACATTAAAAACTTCCCCCAATTGTATGTCGGCAAAATTGCCGAAATAGTTCCTCAAAATCGCCTCTCTTGTAGACCCATGCATCATAAAGACTCTGTGCGACAGGAATATCGCTACTTGACTTACTAACGTAGTAACCTCGATCTGTGAGTTCTTCGATCAGATCCTGATCATCAAAGTCATCCATATAAACTTCGACTTCTGTAGTAATGCTAACCATTATGCTGCAATCCTTTTCTTATATTCAAGACGACCTTCAAGGTATTCCTCGAAAGATTTATAAGTGGGAACACCGTTCGCTTCGAGTTCGAAGTTTATTTGAGCGAACTCTTCAAGTTCGTATCCCCAACCATTCCACGGAATCCCGAGGAGTTCCAACAATTCTTCTTCACGAGAAATTATTTCAACAGTCATCATATTCTCCATCACAATATATTCACTATACCCTAGTTTATGGTAAAAGTCAAGCCCTAAATTACATTCGGTAATATTTTTGTCGATAATATAGGGCGGACTCAAGATGAAATTCGTCGTGGCGTTCCCAGAAAGACATTTTCCGTTCAGCGATTTCAATTTCTTTTCCGGCTTGAATTTTCTCTTTAGGATCAGGCGAATTCCCAAAAATGTGACGCAGAACAAAATGGTTATAGGAATGATTCGCCCAAGCACTATTAGGGTTCATTTTACGAATCAGGAACGGATCAAAATCCTTTTTGTTCTTGGCATTACCAGACGTTTCATAAAAAATAGACATTATTTTTCCTCCAATCGTGAATGTTCATTCTACTCCATTTTAATCAAATTGTCAAGCCCCTATTTTTAGCTTGACATTTTCCATTAGATAAGGTATAAGAGTATGTTGAGTTAGAAAAAGGATTTTGTTATGACTATGCACCTGATGTCTCATGCGTATACCACCACTAATACGAAGAAGCGCAAGACTTCTAATAAGGGTGTGACTGCCAAGTATGCACAGGACTGGGTGGATTACAACAAGCAGATGAAGCGGATTGGTTGTAAGACCAAAACGTTCGACGAGTATGTCCAATATCGTCAAGGCAATTACAAACCCAAGTTGCGTGGCACACCTCTCCCTGACTACCAAGTCAGCGACCATCGTCAGAAGTATCCTTCTGGTGACGGTATTGGCGTAACCTTCGCTCGCAAAGAGAATACATATACAGGTACGCTGATCAAAGGAATCGCCACCATGCATAAATCTAATGCAGTTCCCATTATAAATGATGAGCAAGCAATTGAAGTAGCAAGGATGCGACGAGGATGAATGTACGGGAAACATTAGATTCCGTTGGTAAGGGATTTTGTCCACAGAAATGGAGATGGCTTGGTCTCTCTTTACATACAGGACAATCTCATAGTTGTTATCATCCTCCATTTTTAACAGTTCCACTCGATGAGATTAAATTAGATCCGTCTGCTCTACATAACAATTCTTCTGCAAAACAAGATCGAAAGAAAATGCTCGAGGGCGGAAGACCTGACGGGTGCACATTTTGTTGGAACATCGAGGATATCGGAGGAAAAAGCGATCGTATTTTACGAAACTATCCGTCAAAAAATAGTATGCTCGATTACATGTCCGAAACAGAAGTTCTACGCAATACTCCATGGGATTCTAATGTAAATCCATACATGGTAGAAGTTAGTTTTTCTAACTCCTGTAATTTTAAGTGTGGTTACTGTTGTCCGTCGGTCTCTTCTCTGTGGGAAGATGAAGTAAACCAACATGGTAATTATGATTTACAGTACGACCAATATGGGATAAACGGTAAGATATATTCTGAGAAAGAATACAATCCATATGTTGAAGCATTCTGGAAATGGTGGCCTGATTTAAAAAATGATTTGAGGATTTTTCGAATTACTGGCGGTGAACCTCTGATGACAACAAACACATTCAAACTATTAGATATGCTGAAGGAAGACGGTAATCCTGAATTATCGCTCCAAATAAACACAAATCTGGGAGTGAGTAATCGCAAAGTTAAAGATTTCTGTGGGCGAGTGCAGGAATTGGTTGAAATAAACCATATTAAAAATTTTAGACTATTCACCAGTCTTGAGTGCACAGATAAGCAAGCAGAATATATTCGTCGTGGTCTAAACTATGAATTGTTCTTGGAAAATGTTAACACTGTTCTAGAAACGGTGCCGACTGCATATCTAAGTTTCATGTCAACATATAACGTTCTTACGGTTCCCTACTTCAAAGATTTTTTGCAGTTAATTGTAGAACTTCGCAAAAAGTGGGGTGATCGGATTCTTATGGATATTCCGCACCTTAAAGAACCACCTCATTGGACAATGAATATTCTTCCAAAATCATGGGGTGTGCACATAGATAATGACGTTGAATTTATGCTCCTGGATGGAGGATTTCGAGATGTTGAGATTGCTAAAATGAAACGGGTGCGTGATTATTTTTATAATGACACACATAACATAACAGAAGAATATAGATTGAATGCTAGAAAAGATTTTGCCAAGTTCTTTCCGGAATATGACCGTAGAAGCAACAGTAATTTGGCAGAAACGTTTCCCGAATTTATAGAATTTTTAGAATGGTGTAAGGAATTATAAGACATGGTTAATTTTGATGTTGTAATGTTATGGATGCAATACATCCGTAATAATCCAGAGAATGCATATCGTTTCTCGGAAAACTTTTGGCCGAGTCAGATCGAAAGTAAGAAATGGTTGCTTGAACACGTAACTCCAATGGATCGATCTATCGTAATTTTCGGTGGATGGTATGGAGTTCTTGCACAGTTTATTGCACATAAATTTCCAGATGCCCGAATTCTAACCACAGATTTAGATTCTAGTTGTAGGCATGTATTCGCTGCTATCGACGAATGTTATCACGATATTGTCTTCCGTCAACATGACATGAAAAATGGTATGCCAATCAACGTACACCCCGATCTGGTGATCAATACCAGCAGCGAGCATGTTACGCAAGAAGTTTACGATGCTTGGTGGGACTCTATCCCTAGCACGACTAAATATATCGTCCAAGGAAATAATCTAGAAAATCCTGAGCATGTTCGTCTTGCTAATAGTCTAGAGGAATTCTTAAAAATCAACAACATTGAAGATCCGCAATATGCAGGTATGTTGAAGTGTGGGCATTTCTATAGATACATGGCAGTGGGTTATAAAAAATGAGTGATAGTGCGCACGAAGAGCATAATCTAGACGTCCATTCAGTAGATTCATACTGGAATTTTCTCAAAGAAAAACGAGAAGTAATCAACGCAGTTAGTCCATCTTTTTGTGCAGCAAAATGGAAACAATCAACCATTCTTTTGTATAGCGGTGAGACACATAGTTGCCACCATCCCTCGCGACACAAGATTACTCTAGAAGATATTAAAGATAATCCACGTGGTATTCACAATACTGCTGTTAAAAAGGCAGCACGTATTGACATGCTTAATGGCGTACAAACCAAAGAATGCGATTATTGTTGGAAGATTGAGAATCTAAACAAAGATTGGATGAGTGATCGGATATACAAATCCACATATTCGTGGGCGCTACCGCACATTGATGAAATTGTCAAATCTGGCGATGGTGCGAATATCGATCCGTCATATCTGGAAGTTGCATTCGAATCTACTTGCAATTTTAAATGCGTATATTGTAGTCCAGAAAGTTCTTCTAGATGGCAAGAAGAAATCGAAACTCATGGTCCGATCGAACTAGAAGATTTCAAATTACACGATCTTGAATGGTTGAAGGAAGTTGGAAAACTTCCAATTCATCGCAAAGAACAAAATCCATATATTGATGCTTTCTGGGAGTGGTGGCCTGACCTCTATCCCAATTTACATACGTTTAGAATAACTGGTGGTGAACCCTTGCTCAGTAAACATACTTGGCGAGTTCTTGATTATATCGCGGAGAACCCAAATCCTAATTTGACACTCGCGATTAATACTAATCTCAATGTTCCTGATAAATTAGTCGAGAAATTGGTGGAATACATCAATAGAATCTCTTGCAATATTAAACTGTTTGACGTATACACATCATTAGAGAGCACTGGTAAACATGCTGAGTATTCTAGATTTGGTATGCAATTTGATGAGTTTAAGAAGAACTGTAAGTATGTCTTAGATAATACGCCGAATACAACACGGTTGCATTACATGACAACCATAAATTTAACAAGCGCACCAACTCTTCTGGAATATTTGGAATATATCAGAGAAATGCGATTGAAATATTACAGTAAGATACATGAATTTAGAGTAAGAACTCATCTGTCATATCTACGGTGGCCGAGAATGTTATGCTTAACCTTACTTTCAGAAGAAGATAAAAAACGATTTGGCGATTCTTGGATAGAATATGTTGACAAACATAAATTAACTTCTAGAAAATCAATCGAGGAAACGTTTTACTTAGAAGAAGTTGATCAAGTAAAGCGATTAGTTGACTACATGAGATCGACAAAAGAATCGCAGTCTTTATATAAAGATTTTAGAAACTATACTCGCAGTTTGGATAAACGCAGGAAAACATCTTTCGTAGACACCTTCCCAGAACTTGCATATTTGATGGATGATGACTATTATGGATGACGGATTACTTCAATTCAGAAACAGTATACTAAATTCTAAATCTGCATCGTTTTGCGGCGCAAAATGGGGCAATAGTACACTGTGGTTAAACAGTGGAGAAACCAGCAGCTGCCATCTTCCTCCTGTTCATAAAATAGATCCAGAGCAAATTTTATCAGATCCAGCAAAACTGCATAATACTGATCATAAAAGTAAGATGCGACAACTTATGAAAGATGGGCATAAACCTTCTGAGTGCGATTACTGCTGGAAGATCGAGAGCATGGGACCCGATTATATTTCAGATCGTGTTTTTAAGTCGTTGCAGTTTACACCAGAAGAAATGCAATCTTGGTTTGATAAACCAGCAGATGCTCGTATTATCCCGCCTACATTAGAAGTTATGTTTGATAGAACCTGTAATTTTGCATGCAGTTATTGTAATGCAAATTTTAGCACAACTTGGGAACGAGATATAAAGAAGCACGGACATTATAATCTTGAAACTGCAGGTGGTGGGGCGTTCAAGCATGATGGTACTACAAATAATTGTCACGAGAAAACAGAAAATCCATATATCAAAGCATTTTGGGAATGGTGGCCAGAACTTAGTAAAGAACTTCGCACACTAAGAGTTACTGGTGGTGAACCGCTGATGAGCACAGATGTTTGGAAATTAATAGATCTGTTTGCAGAAGAGAAATACAAATTCGAATTAGGAATCAATAGCAACCTTGGTGCAAAAAAATCCATCATAGATAGACTAATAGAGAGATCGCACGATATTAATAATCTTACTATCTTCACAAGTATGGAAACTACGGGTGCGCAAGCAGAGTATATTCGTGATGGATTAGATTATAACTCTTGGTGCGATAATGTTGAGCGGATTCTTGGAGAATCTAATGTGAAACGTATCGTTGTTATGATGACGATTAATGCATTGTGTCTCTTCAACGTAACTGAAATTATGGATCAAATTATGCTATGGAAACGTCGTTATGGAAATCGTATAAGCATGAGTATAAACTTTCTTCGGTTTCCTGCGTTTCAGAGTCTAACTGTTTTGCCAGATTCTATTAGGGAAACTGCTTACCAGAATCTTAGTGATTGGATCCAGAAAAATAGAGACAATCCCGATCTTATGTTTACCGAGAAGAGTGATGTTGAACGATTAATTTCGTATGTAAATATCATTGAAACACCGCATTCTTACGATACTGATCTTGAGAAGAATCGCAAAGATTTTAAAAAGTTTTATTCTCAATATAGTTATCGTAGGAATAAACCAATAGATGTATTTCCACAGGAGTTTTTACAATGGTTCAATACTCTTTAAGAAATGACGGGTATTGTGCCCTGCCATTCAATCACATGAATCTTCATCCGAACGGAAACGTTTCTGTTTGTTGTGTTTCTAAGATGGATGGACCTGACAGTGGATTTGCTAAGGATCAGGATGGAAACTTATTCAACCTAAAAACGCATACGCTTGATGAAATTTTTAATAGTTATTCTACGAATAAAATTCGTTCAGAAATGTTAACACAACAGTATCCCTCTGCGTGTGAAGGTTGTTACAAGATTGAGCAATATGGCGGAAAGTCGCGACGAATTACTGAAAATAATCGATGGGAAAATATTGAGAAACCTAAATTAGAATTTCTAGATATTAGATTAAGCAACCTTTGTAATTTAAAGTGTTTGATGTGTTATCCTGATTCTAGTTCTTCTCTAGTCTCAGACTACAAAGAATGGTCAGACCAACTTCCGTTTATGACAAAAAACAGTGCCGATTATGAGTTATTCCAGTGGTTCGACGAAAGTATTATTGATCAACTATATGCACATAAAGACACTCTGAAGTATCTCTATATTAATGGTGGTGAACCTTTTATTATGCCGATGCATTGGAAATTACTCGAAAAACTAATAGAATGGGGTGTTGCTAGTAACATTCATATTAGTTACAACACCAATTGCACAACTTACGATGAATCGTTTAGTGATTATTGGAAACACTTTAAGGTTGTTACTGTTGGTTGTAGTATGGATGCAGTAGGAGATAGAAATAAGTTTATCCGATACCCAAATGATTGGGAAAAGGCAAATACGAATATTCGAAAGTTGTTAGAAAATCCCCATATCGCTGCCTTAAACATTACATGTAGCATCCAATGGTTGAATGCACCTTATTTACCTGAGTTTTATGAATGGGCAGTTCCACTCACAAAACTCAAACCCCACACAACTATCAATCAGAACTTTATTGTGTTTCCTGAGTATCTCTCGCTAAACTGTGCATCGAAACAATTCAAAGAAGATTTGAAAATGCTATATGAAGAATCACCACATTCAAACTGGATTCTTACTGAAACAATGAAATCATATCTTCGCACAGAGTCACAGGACAATGATCTTTGGATCAAGGGCAATAAATACTTAGACGTTGTTCAACTGAGTAGAAAAATGGGACCGTGGAAAGACATATTTAACTATGACTATCAATACTGAAAATAACAAAAGTATTTGTAAATATCCATGGGATCATAGTTACATAGGATCGCAGTACGAGCGGAAACTTTGCTGTATATCAGATGACATTGTCTCACAGGAAAAGACGGAAACCAAAGATTTCTGGAATTCTGATGTGATGAAAGATGTTCGAAAAAAGATGCTCGCTGGAGAAAAGGTTGATGCCTGTTCAGTTTGTTATAAAAACGAAGAACAGAACATTGAATCTTTACGTCAACAGAGTTGGAAGAGTCCCTGTAGCGAAGAAGAAATGATCTCTGAGGTCATAAGCAAGACTAATGAAGATGGTTCTACGGTAGAACTTCCCACATATTTTGACTATCGAACCATTCACTGTAATTTGCAGTGTATAAGTTGTGGATCGCTATACAGTTCGAAACATGCCTCATTATATTCCGAAATGTGGAACAGTCGCCCTAAAATGTTTCCTTCTGGTAAAGAATTTGTCATTGATTATGAGTTCGAAGATTCGATGGCGGAGGAAATTATTGAATGTCTTGATACGCGAAGGTTGACAAAAATTTATTGGGCTGGTGGTGAACCAATGATGTCAGGCGTGCATTGGAAAGTAGTCGACAAATTGTTGGAGATTCAATCAACAGATCCACAATATATATTCAGTATCTTTGTTCATTACAATACCAATCTAACACGCCTTCACTGGAAGGGAAAGATTATTCCTGAGTTATTGGAGTTTTACCAACCAAGCATACAGGCAAGTTTAGATGGGACGCATGAAACTTTTGAATTTTGTCGAGATGGTGCATCCTGGGAAACAGTTTCTACTAACTGGAAAGAATATCATTCTAGACTGAACAAGAGAAATCAATTTGGTCTTTCTAGTATTATGTCTGCACCAGTTCTTATGGATATAGACAGATGGTTTGAATTTTATGAACCGTATGACCCAGAACTGCATTCGCACAAATTATTTAATCATATTAATCGAAAAACTCAACAAGGATTCCTAGACATTCGGTTATACCCACAACAAATTTTTGACCGAATAATTGATCATGCCATTAAGCGGTTTGAAGAGTGTTCTTTGAGAGGAAAAGAAAGAACGATTGCAATATTAAAATCGTATAGATTGGACAAAAGCAATAACCCGATTTATTCGGATCTGGAAATGTTAAAACTGATGAAGAAAAACTGGCAATACAGAGAAAAGTTTCTTCTAGGAAAACACACCTTTGAGAGTCTAACTGCAATTATTGACCCAGAGGTAAGAGATTGGTATTTGTCAATATGAGCGAAACTAAAATTTATTGTCCATCTATGTGGAAATCAGTGCATGTTGATACCGATGGTTACCTTACTCCATGTTGCCTTTTCATCCACAGAGAAGATAAAAAAAGTAAACTTGTAGATATACAACATGCTGAGAGTGTCCTACAAGAAGAATTCCAGGAATATCGTGATCAACTATCGAACGGTGTTTGGCCGAGCGGGTGCAACCAGTGTAAATTCGCAGAAGACGAAGGGCGAGATAGCAAACGTCAACAAGATATGTGGATGTTACACAATGGAACGATGAAAACGCCACCCGAAGACGTTTCTCTTGAATATTTACAGTTAAAAACTGGAAGATTATGTAATCTCCGTTGCACGATTTGCACTCCTGCATGCTCAACTGCAATTTCAACCGAACTTTTACGCATAGGAAAATTGGATCGAGCAACATATGATCGTCTCAATGAAGAGATTGCTTGGTCTTATGATTTAGAACAGTATAAAAAACTTAATCCTGGTGATGATGGTTACTTTAGAATTGATATTGCTGGTGGCGAACCTCTACTAAATAAGACACACTTTGAGTGGTTGGATCAATTATCTAATCCAGAAAAAACAATATTACAATACAATACGAATGGAACACAAAGACCAACCAGGAAAGAGATTGATATCTGGAAAAAATTCAAAGGTATAGTTTTGTCTTTCAGTATAGATTCTTATGGCGATAAGTTCGAGAAACTTAGAGTTGGTGCTAAGTGGGATCAAGTTCTGGATAATTTAAAATACTGCCAAGAAGAAATTATTACAAAGGAATTTGATTTACAAACATCAAATGTTTCTATCGTTATGACAGTAAGTAAAATGAACGTTAGAGACCCAATTACCCTTTATAAGATATTGACTCAATATGTGCAGTTTACTAATTCAGAACCATTAAATTTCAACTATTTGTATTATCCCGATCACATGGCATGCCACAATATGTCTCGCCAGGAACTTGAAGAAGTAATTGCATTGTATGATGCTGAAATACCTTCGTTACCCGAAAATAGTAAGATGCGAAAACAATGTTTGGATTTACGAAACAGTCTATTTACCTTCTTAGATGGAAAGGAAGTAGAAAACCCAAGACCAATGCCGAAAGATCATAGAGAATGAAACTCGAAGGAAAAACACGACTAATTTCATTTGGATGCTCATTTACTTCTGGTGCTGAATTAATAGACCATGAAATACTTGGTATTAGTTTTGAAGACTGCAATAAAATGAAGCGTCAGTGGACTGCAGATAAAAAACAACTGGTTGAGTTTGAAAACTATGTTGTTCGTGCGGGTAAGACTAACTGGAAAGAGTATATTAATAATTGTTCGAAAAGAAGTTATGCTGCCAAATTAGCAACTAAACTCGGTTTAGAACATGTTAATTGCGCTATACCTGGATCTGCGGTGGATCACATGGTTTTAGATTTATTTCGAGAACACTATACTGAGAAATTGAATTCGACAACAGACCTACTATTATTAGGAATGACGATGCCACATAGATACCTGTGTTTTACAGAACGTGGCATCCCTGTTTCTAGAGTCTTGAGTGAGCGTGATTTTATAACGAGCGACGAGCATTATAATGATTATAAAGTTATGCAAACTTATATGTGTGCGCTGCAAAATTTTAAGAATTTTTGCATTGTAAATAACTATGATTTTTATATACAACCAATTCTGCCAAAGGAACTTCTTTTTTATAATGCTCCGGAATCAAAGCATGGTAATATTTTTCCAGATATGCATTTTAACTGGCAATATTTACCGACGTTCAAAAAAACATTTCAAGAGTTACTAGATTGTAGTATTGATGGAAACATATCTTTGTTTAGTAGGTCTGAAGAATACGGGATGGTGTGTGGATTTAAACACCCACCTGAACAAGCCCATGTGTTTTTTGCGGAGGCATTATATGATAAAATTATTAATACAAAAAATTAGAACTTATTTTGTTAAACGTTCGCACATCCGCCGAATGAAGAAAATAAGAAAACTAGATCCCTTTATCTATGATTGAGTGGGGGATATCTGCTGCAGCGCATGATGCTGCTCTTACTGTAGTTGATGGTGAACAAATTTTATTTGCTTCGCACGCAGAACGGTATAGTGGAATAAAAAATGACAAACATCTAAATGCCGATCTGATCAACGCAGCGTTGAAGTTCGGTAAACCAGAGAAGATACATTGGTATGAAAAACCAAAACTTAGAGGTATGCGTAGATTTCTTTCTGGACAGGGTTTGGTTCGATTTAGCGTAAGGCAGTATCTTAAAGAATTTGGTCTTGACGTTCCTGTTGAGTTTGCTTCACACCATGAGTCACATGCCGCTGCAGGTTTCTATACTTCTCAGTTCGAATCTGCGACTGCTCTTGTAATCGATGCGATCGGTGAATTTGACACTGTATCTATTTGGTTGTGTGATGGTGAAGGGATGATGAAGAAGTGGAGTATGGATTATCCGAAATCTCTCGGATTGTTTTATTCTGCTATAACAGACAGAGTTGGATTGAAACCAAACGAAGATGAGTATATCCTCATGGGTATGGCAGCGTATGGTAATCCCGACAAATATTATTGGGACATGCGCGAACTCTATGAGAAAGTAAATCTACATCGTGGATGTAAGTGGTGGTTGAAAGACGAAGATCCTGATCACTACGATCTTGCCGCATCAGCGCAGAAGATTTATGAGGAAGAATTCGACAAATTACTCGTTCGCGCAAAGATGAAAGACACTTTCCAAAATAATCTAGTATTATCAGGGGGTTGCGCACTTAATTGCTCTGCCAATCATATTGCTAAAAAATACTTTAAGAACGTTTGGATTATTCCGAATCCTGGAGATGCAGGTAGTTCCCTCGGTGCTATTGCTGCAAACAACCGCCGAAAACTAAACTGGCAGGGTCCATATCTTGGCGAGAATATTGATACCGAATATCCTGTAGAAAATCTATTGACTTCTTTGCTTAAAGAGGGTATAGTTGGAGTTGCTAGTGGAAGAGCGGAGTTCGGTCCGAGAGCATTCGGTAACCGAAGTCTCCTTGCCGATCCAACTAGAACAGACATTAAGGACAGAGTAAATGCAATCAAACGCAGACAAAAGTTTAGACCATTCGCACCAGTCATCCTTGAGCAACATGCAGCAGAGTATTTTGACATGCCAGTTGAAGTATCCCCTTACATGCAGTTTACTGCAAGATGTAAATTTCCTACAAAGTTCCCTGCTATCGTTCACGTTGATGGCACATCTCGCGTCCAAACTGTAAACAAGCAACAGCATCCAGGATTGTTTGAATTACTAACTCGATGGTATGAAGAAACAGGTTGTCCGATGTTACTTAATACTAGTCTGAACATTAAAGGGTTTCCGATGGTAAATGATGAAAAGGATGCTGCCATGTTCCAAGGTATGTATAATGTGGACGTATTTTAATAAATAAACATATGGCGGATATACTGAAATTCCCTGATAAGTTTATTAACGGAAAGCGGTTATACCGAATACCGTTATATTCGGACATGGACATTGATGTTGTTTTATTTTGTGTTAATGCATTTGGCGAAACTGATAACCGTGTAATTATCGACGATTTAATTAAAATGGATCCTGTTGATGTCATAAAATGTATTGACTTTTCACTTGAATCAGAGTATATTTCTAATACTACGAAAGCGCATATCGAATGCATTCGTAAGTCAATCGAGGAAATTCCCTTTAAACTTGAGAACTAATATATTATGAATATTTTTTACCTTGACCGTGACGTCAAAACTTGTGCTACATATCACAACGATAAGCATGTTGTTAAAATGATTTTAGAGTATGCCCAATTACTGTCAACAGCACATCGCATGCTCGACGGCAAAGAATATATTGATGCCTCTTCTGGGCGTCGAATCAAGCGTTGGCGACTTGAAGATGATAAGATGGAAAATATGCTTTACAAAGCATCACATATTAATCACCCCAGTGCTATTTGGGCGCGACAGTCCAACAATAATTACAATTGGTTGATGTGTTTATTTCAGGAACTGTTACAAGAATATACGTATCGCTACGGTAAGATTCATGCAACCGATCGTCTAGTATACTGGTTACGTCAACCACCTGCTAATATTCCTATTGGATATCTGACACAACCTACACCTGCTATGCCAGACGAATACAAGGTGCAGGGTGACTCTCTACAGTCATATCGTAACTATTATATCGGCGCAAAAAAAACTATGGCAAAGTGGAAAAATCGTCCTATTCCAGAGTGGTGGAGGGATACAGTTTAATAAATACCTGTATGAGATTAAAAAGAACAATCCCCATTCCAATTTCAGATACCGAGATCGTTCGGTAACAATAGGCGACTCCACCTTATGTGGGGTCGCCTTTTTTGTATTCACTCTAGACAAGATTAAGGACTGTTTATGACAAGAAGAAAAAACAATCTCCAAGTTGTATCGAATTCTGAACCAAAAGTAACAATCGAAAAGAGTAAACTGTGCAAAGTTAAATATGAAGATCTAAAACACATTCAACCAAAAACTCAGAATCAACGACTCTTCTTCGATCTTTACAATCAACAGTCCAATGCAATTCTACTACACGGTGTAGCAGGAACAGGTAAAACATTTATTTCCATGTATAAGGCACTTGAAGAAGTTCTGGACCCAACAACAGATTATGAACGTGTTGTTGTTGTGCGTTCAGCAGTACCATCAAGAGATATCGGACACCTTCCAGGTGACGAGAAGGAAAAAACAGAGGTCTATACTTTACCATATGTTGAGATATGTGATGATTTACTCAATCACATTCAACCATTCCTGCGGTTACAGGAACAAAAGACCGTTCATTTCCTAATCACCTCGTTCGTGCGTGGTATCACACTTGATAATTCAGTGATCATTGTTGATGAATGTCAGAATATGACTGACATGGAACTGAACTCTATTATGACACGTATCGGTAAGAACTCCAAGATTATCTTCTGTGGAGACTTCCGACAAACAGACCTATATAAAAAGAACGATATGTCTGGTTTGCAAAAGTTTATAACAATTGCTGACATGATGCCTTCGTTTAAAACAGTTGAGTTCTCTGTTAACGACATCGTCCGTTCTAAACTGGTCAAGGAGTATATCATTGCTCGTTTGGAATACGAAGAAAAATATAATTAGGGCTTGACTTTTCTGTAGAATATAGTATAATGGATTTATGATGTTTGAAACAATATATGAGTATGAAGATTTTGCCCAGTCAACTACGAGCGAAGATGGTGGTAGAGTTTATGTAAATGCCAGCGGCACTGCATATCCCTCTGCCACCACCGTTCTTGGTGTTCTCTCTCGCGACTCTATCGCTGCTTGGCGAAAGCGTGTTGGCGAAGAGGAAGCGGATAAGATTTCTAGACAAGCATCAACTCGTGGAACTAAAATCCACACGCTAACTGAAGCATATCTTAAAAACGAAAACGTTAGCGACAAGATCGATGAAGTCAAGGCATCGATGCTCGACGTCGAGATGTTCAACAAATTTAAATCTATCTTAGATCCAATCAGCAACATTCATTGCCAGGAACTCGCGCTTTACAGTGATCACCTGCGTATGGCAGGTCGAGTAGACTGTATTGCTGAGTATCATGGTAAACGTGCTGTTATCGATTTTAAAACGTCAAATAGACCAAAGTCAAAATCATACATTGAGAGTTACTTTATGCAGACAGCAGCATATGCTATTATGTATGAAGAACGAACTGGTATTCCTGTTCCATGGTTAGTAATTCTAATCGCAGTTGAAGATGATGTTCCTCAGGTATTCATCGAAAAGCGTGACGACTGGGTAAAGAAACTTCTTCGCACCCGCGACTATTATGAAAATGGATATTACACCAGTGAGTGAACTGTCCGAACAACGGATGAAAATATGCATGGAATGCGAACATCTAATACATAAGCGTATATGTAATCAATGTGGATGTTTGATGCCCGTAAAAACAAAACTTAATCGTGCATCCTGCCCCAAAGGTAAGTGGGGTCCAGTAGGAAAAAAACTTCCCTGGGAAGCATGACAATTAATAAGAAGAACGTATTATGCAAATTAAAAGATTAGATTATGGTGCAGTAGAAGTTTTGGGATTTGATATCACAAACTTCACACAGGAAGACAGTAATTATATCCGAGAATTGCTGTTAAAAGAATTAATTGTAGTGTTTAGAGAACAGGATACTAACACTTTAAATTTCGCAAGAATGATTCACGAGATTGGTGACATTGCTAATTGGAATCAATTAAGATTTGACTTTGATGGTAATATGCGCCCAATGCTTACAGAGTATCCTGACATACATAACTGGGATAAATCGGAATTTTTCCCAATACAGGCAGTGACTGGTAAGAAATCGAAAGATGGACAATTCACTGGGATTTTCCCTCTCGGTAAACTAGATTGGCATTGTAATCTCAATGGTCCAGATCGTGCCGATGGTGTTGCATTGCAAGGCATCAAAGGCGTAGAAGGAACTCGAACATCTTGGATGAACACTGCTATCGCATTAGCAGAAATGCCAGATGAATTGTATGAACGAGTAAAAGGTAAGTATGCGAACTTTCGGTATAACTTCTTAAAATGGTCTGATGTAATGGACGAACGTCAGCGACAATACATGCTAAAGAATCAGCATGAATATAAGATGTGGTTAGAGCAAGAAAATGCTGGTGGTATCAAGGGTATCTATCTCTACACCAATAATGATTGTGAGATCGAAGGTGATGATGGATCATTGTTCCAAGATTTACAAGACTACTTCTTTCAAGAAAAGTTTTTATATCATCACGACTGGAAAGTTGGTGACATTGTTCTTAGCGACCAGTTATTGACATTACACAAGCGTCGACAAGAGGTTGATCAGGTTTTTGAGAATAGACTACTAAATCGACTGACATTTAAACTCTCCAATACGGGCGATCCACTGTATATCGTGGAAAGAAATAAGTTTGATGTTTGAAACTAAAACACGAACTTTAGTTAGAGGTATTTCATATAGAGTATCTGCATGGTTATTCACAATTCTGTGGACATATCTGTTCACTGGAAATATTGGTGAAGCGACAGGATTTTCAACTATCCTACATTTGATGTTGAGTATAGACTACTACGTTCACGAAAGAATTTGGTTGAAAATTAAATGGGGAACTTTAGGAAAAAATACTTGACTTTCAAAGAAATCTATAGTATAAATAATATATCAGTTGTTGATACAATCTGAATGCTGCGTAGGACAGGGGTGCAACTCCCCTCGCCTCCACCATAGATAAAGCAACAGGGACTATACAGCGTACGTAATATAGGAACTGGCTGACCGCATGGCTTGCCCCAAGGGATAATGTTTGGGGGCGTCGTAACTGGATGGGAGTCATGACCTTGGATGTTACTTCAAGTTGGTGCTTTATCTATGATGGGGGCGTACTTAGGATTCGACTGCGAGTTGAAGGCGAGAGTAGACTGATTGACTGGGTAAAGTGCCCACAAAAAGTAAATGCAAACGATAACGTTGCCTTTGCAGGATATGCGCTAGCCGCATGATCCCATTGGGTTTTTGATAGTTTTTCCTCGAAACAGAATAAAACTATCAACCGTTCGATTAAACGGGTGGACCGAGTTGCTCTGCGGTTCTATGCTTATAAATATTTGCATAACCCACTACGCCTCTACTTGAAAAAGCACGCATAGTGGGTTTTTTTTGTCTTCGGGCAACCAGTGTGGGGAGTCACTGGATAATACCCTCTCAAGTTTAACAAGTATTAGGAAATAAGATGACTTCCTTTAACAAGAAGTTTTTCAAGTTTCTTTCGATTTTTACAGTATTAGTATATAGTTTATATGGAATCAATTCATATGCTGAAGATGCTATCGAGAGAGATACGAGGGAATATTCCCTCGGCTTTGTAGAAGTAATCCAAGAGATTAAAGAAGATGCGGCAGAAGAAAAGAAGAAAACCGCACTAAGAAAAATTGAAACCCAAAACATACATTTAGCAAATAATCGCGAATTGAAGTGTCTAGCAGACAATATTTACTACGAGGCAGGAAACCAGTCAACTCAAGGAAAGTTGGCGGTTGCTGCAGTAACTATCAATCGCGTAAAAAGTCCCAAGTTCCCGAAGTCTGTATGCGCAGTCGTGTATCAGAGAACTAAGCGTGTTTGCCAGTTCTCATGGGTATGCGAAGGTAAAAAAACTGTGCGCAGTGCCCAGCAATATTCGGAATCTAAAAAAGTTGCTGAAAAAGTATTGCTTTCTGGGGCAAATCACGGTATACTTGGACGTAACGTGCTATTCTACCATGCGGATTATGTAAATCCAAGATGGAACTTGAGGCGTGTTGCGAAAATCGGTGATCACATTTTTTATGCAGGATAATAACTTTGAATATGGTAATGGATGGTTCTGAAGTAACCAATGAATTTTTAATTACGAAAGAGTATAATTCAGCAACTGAGTTCTCTCAATTTATTGAGAAACAATCATTCGAGAATGGTATTCCTTGTTTGGATATTCTTCTTGACTATTGTGTCAAAAAAGATATTGAGATGGAATCAGTTGCTGTTTTACTCACCACTTCTCTCAAAGAGAAGATTCGAGCAGAAGCAGAAGAACTAAATATGTTAAAGCGCAAATCTGGTGGGAAATTACCTCTTTAATGCAAGCATATGAAGTTTATCGCCTCTACATGGCACTTAAACTACACTTCACTACTGAGTCATATGACGTCACTGTTACTAAAGGTGCCGTCAAGTCATCAGAATCTGCCTTCTTAAAAAGAAGAGATGTTTTCCTATTCAGGAAACTGGCGAAGAAGTTCGTCGCTCGTCAAGAAATTATCAACTACTTTGTTGCAAACTTTGCAGCAGGAGATAAGAACGGCGGC